TATATTAGTATAGCAGGGCAATCCTTTGAGGCCATACTTAGCATGATGCGCAAATGGATATATCAGCATGTAGGCTTTGATGAAAATGGAGTAACAAAAGACTGCCTTATAGTTTACGATTATCTAAAGCTAATGGGCTCTGAGGGAATTAGTTCCTCAATGCAGGAATATCAAGTTCTTGGATTTCAGATTACTAAGTTGCACAATTTTATGGTTAAATATGATGTTCCGTGTTTGGCGTTTGTGCAATTAAATAGAGATGGTATCACTAGGGAATCAACTGACGTAGTATCCGGCTCAGATAGGCTAATTTGGCTGTGTACCAGCTTTTCGATATTTAAAATGAAGTCTGATGAAGAGATGGCCGATGACAATGCGGAGAATGGAAACAGGAAACTGGTGCCCGTTGTCGCCAGACATGGGGAGGGCCTCGATGATGGCGACTACGTAAGCATGAAAATGTTTGGTAAATATGGTAGAATAGAGGAAGGGCTCACCAGAAATGAAATTCACCAAAATGCGAGATCTAGGGCGGGGGGATTTGAAATAGATGAAGATATTGAGTCAGAATCAAATATCGAAGATCTGTGAAAACCTATTTGAAGATTTGCCGAAACTGCTGGATGCGTTTGGTGTCGAATACATAGAGTATCCAAATAGATATTCGTTTGCGTGTCCTGTGCACGGCGGTGACAATCCAGAGGGGTGTAGTATTTTTACTGATGGAACATCCTCAAAGGGAAACTGGCAGTGCTGGACACAACACTGTGAAGAAGAATATACTAACAATCTGTTTGGATTCGTTCGTGGAATGGTATCTGAACAAAGGTCAAAAAAAATATCTCTAAATGAGGCCGCAGCATTTTGCGCCCAGTTTCTAGACACCACCTTGGATAAGCTAGATGTTCCAATATCTAAGCCAAATCAAGATTTAAAAATCTTAGAAATATTTAAAAGATGCATACAGCGAGAGCATTTGGGAATATCGAGGGATGAGATTAGATCTAAGATAAGTATTCCCTCTGGCTATTATATTGAAAGAGGCTTTAAGCCAGAAACACTAGATGCGTTTGATGTGGGCTTGTGTGAGGAGAAATACAAACCTATGTCCGGAAGAGTTGTTGTGCCGATATACGATGAAAACTATAGTTATGTGGGGTGTGTAGGTAGAAGCATTGTGCCAGACATGAATCCAAAATGGCTACACAGCAGTGGATTCAAAAAGAATGTGCTGTATGGCCTGAACATAGCACATAAGTATATACAAGAAAAACAGTCTGTAGTGTTGGTTGAGGGGCAGGGAGATGTCTGGAGAATGCACGAAGCTGGCTGTAAAAATTGTGTTGGGATATTTGGCTCAAGTATAAATGATGAGCAATTGTTATTGCTTGAACAAAGTGGGGCCATGAATCTAATAATATTGACTGACTCGGATGATGCTGGCAACAAGGCACACCTACAAATAATGAAAAAATGCGGAAGAAGATTTAACTATTATAGGCCGGAAATTTCAACCAAGGACGTGGGAGAAATGACCATCGAACAATTACAAACTGAACTCTTTCCCCAACTAGAAGGAATGATATAATGAATAGCAGAATTCTTGCATTCGCTGGCCACAAACAAGCCGGTAAGACGGCCTGTTCAAATTTTATACATGGCTACCAACTGCGGGCACACGGCATTATAAACACATTTAACGTAACCACTGACGGTAAGCTTGTTGTGGATACCGTTATAACCAATCCGGAGGGAGAAGAAGAGAGGGCTAACGTAGCCTTAGACGTAAGCAGAAACGATGAAGAATTTGCCGCGTGGGCAATGTACAACATGTGGCCATACGTGAAAAAATATTCTTTTGCTGGTCCGCTGAAGGAAATTGCTACAACCCTATTTGACCTTAAGCCTGAACAGGTGTACGGCACAGAGATACAAAAAAACACTAAAACGTGGTTCAAGTGGGAAGAGATGCCGGGAGTTATTACAGACAAGGCAGCAACAAAACATAAAGATATTCAGGCAGCAATCGAAGAAGGAAGAACCCAGTATCATAAGCCGGGCAAAATGACTGCTAGAGAATTTTTACAGTTTTTTGGTACTGATATATGTCGCAACATCTTTCCGGACATCTGGCAAGAGAGACTGATAAACAGTATAGCCACAGAAGGGCCACTGGTAGCAATTGTTGACGATTGCAGATTTCCAAACGAAATAGAGGCAATTCAGGCAGCTGGTGGAAAAGTGGTACGTCTTACTCGAAGCCCACACAAAGATGGACACGCAAGTGAAACTGCTATAGATGGCTGCAAAAACTTTGATGCGGTCATTGACAATGCGAAACTTTCCATTCATGAAACCAATGTGGAAATAATCAGACTATTGGGCGAATGGGGCTGGCTAGGAGAGTCGGTTAAGCCACCGGAGCTGAATCCGAAGCCCCCAGAACCCGAACAGTCGACACACCCACTACAATCGAGCAATGAGCCCGAATTGGTGGGCGGTATACACACCATAAAAAAGGAATCCGAATGATAGTTACATACATCCGTAGCTCCTCTTACAACAATTACGACTATTGCCAGATGCAATACTTTATAACGTATGTTTTGGGACACAGATCCACATCCGGAAAGAAGGCGCAATTGGGCACAATTGTGCACAAGGTAATGGAGTGCTTGGCGTCTTGCACGAAAGAGCTACAAGGCTCAGACAGAAGAACAGGACTCTCGATAACAGACGACGCTCTAGGTGAAATAAAGTTTACGGCAAACAAGCTGGCAACCAAGAAATTTGTCAAGGAGCTGCTTGACGCGAGCTATAAACATTACAGCGAAAACTGTACGCACAGCTACACCGGGGCCGATTTAAAGTTTTGCAAAAAGTCAGTTGATGACGCCCTCTCTTATAATGACGGGCAGTTCGATCCCCGAAACAGAAACGTTGTGGCATCGGAGCCCCAGTTTGATATTCTCATTGAGGAAGATTGGGCAAAATATGATTACACAATGCCAAACGGAGAAAAGGTGACGGGACAGTTGGCCATTAAGGGAACTATCGACCTCGTGACGGAGATAGATGATGGAGTGATCGAGGTAATTGATTGGAAAACAGGAAGAAGGCTCAACTGGGCCACAGGAGAAGAAAAAACTTACGAAAAGCTACTTGAAGATCCGCAACTCTTATTGTATAATTATGCCATATCTAAAATGTTTCCCGAATATGAACAGGCAATTATGACGATATATTACATCAGAGACGGTGGCCCATTCAGTATGTGTTTCGATAAGGCCGACCAAACAAAGTTCTTAGGTATGCTGGAAAAGAGATTCAAGCAGATAAAAAGAAACGATTCTCCAATGCCCATTTCAAGAAATAGATCCCACTTCAAGTGTACAAAGCTGTGCCATTTCTATAAAAATAATTGGCCCGGAACAAATATGTCTATGTGTGAACATGTAGATGAGCACTTGAAGGCATGTGGAGAGCAAGAAACGATAGAAAGCTGTACCCGAGAAGGGTTTGAAATAGGATACTATGAGGCGCCCGGATAATGATTGAAATAAAGATAACAGATGAGATGAAGAAGCGAGCTTGGAGCAAGGCTCGCAGCATGGGAGAAATTAATAATTCGATCACAAAAGGCGGCGGTAACATTGCTGGTTTTTTGGGTGAAGAAATCGCTAATAAGATTATTAAAGGTGACATCAATAACACATATGATTATGATATAATTAAAAATGGTGTTACATATGATGTTAAAACAAAAAGATGTACTAGCGAACCCAAAGAATATTACGAGTGTTCCGTCGCCGCTTTTAATACTAGGCAAAAATGCGATCATTATGTTTTCGTTAGGGTGGAAAATGTAAAGGGAAAATGGGGGCGTGCGTGGATATTGGGCTCCTATGAACACGATCAGTACTTCAAGGACGCCAGATTTTTAAAAAAGGGACAGATTGACGGAAATAATAACTTTAAGGTAAAAGCGGATTGTTATAATATTGCCATTAAAAACCTGAAGGACGTATGAGCTGGATACCTATAAATTGTAAGACACACTTTAGCCTGCTTCAAGGCTTCTCTAAGTGTGACAAGTTGGCCCAAAAGTGTAAAGAGCATGGATACGGGGCGTGTGTTATATCCGACATGAACACTGTTTCTGGGGCCATTAATTTCCATCAGGCGTGTCGCAAGCACGACATTAAGCCCCTCTTGGGGTGTGATTTCGGTGACTATATCCTAATAGCCAAAAACAAAGATGGGTGGTTAGACCTGATTAAAATTGTGTCGCAGCACGATCTAGAGGTACTCAAAAACGGAGCTAGTCACGGCAACCTTATTTGCGTCACCAGAGACATGCAGCCCGGATATAAGAAACTGTTTGGCCCTAATTACTTCTGCTACAACTATGACACCCACAAAGTTTACTATGTGACACAAGATGAAGCCGAGGCCCATCGTGTTATTTTATGCTCCGGAATGAAAACAACATTACCTAAAGCAAGGGCCAAGCTCAAGAAAGGCGAAGAAATTGGACATCAAGAGTTTTTTGAATCGGATGGTTTTTATCTTCCGTCTCCCAAAGAAGTTGAGGATAGCAAGAAAAACATAGATCTATTAAACAAAATAGCCGATATGTGCGAAGAGTATGAAGTTACGGGTAAGCCCATGCTTCCCAAGTTTGAGTGCCCCAAAGAATTCAATGAAGACCAATACATAAAAGAGCTATGCAGGCATGGATGGCGAACGAGACTAATTGAAAAGGGCGCTGTTTCCACCCCAGAAAAAAAACAAGAGTATCTAGACAGAGTTAATCGGGAGCTTGAGGTTGTCTTTAAAGCTAGACTATCTGGATATTTCTTGATCGTGCAAGACATTGTAAGCCACATCAGGTCCCAAGGCTGGTTGGCTGGCCCCGGTCGTGGATCGGCTGCGGGGTGCTTAATATCTTAT